CCAATCGTCAGATCCAACTAGTACCCAAGCATTTGATCTATTTTTATAGTATACAGGATTAGCGGCATTAGTTGCTACTACTGCATAATCTCCAATTGCACCAATTGATGCTGATGGTATTCCACCTGCTAAATCATCTGTTGATGTTATAACTGTTGGAGTTTCATTATTAAATGAACTAGTAGTTGATGTCCATTCGTGTATTCCCCATTGTGTCTCTGTTGCATCTAACCAATATGAATTGTTATCACTAGCACCCAATGGTCTAGTTAAGCTTGCCGCTAATTGATTAGTGTCAACATTTACACGTTGAACGTATGCTCTATTACTAATACCTAAAACTGAGTATGCCGCTAGCAAACCATATTCATTTAGTTCATAAGCGTTAATTGGTGCACCAGTTGCTGTATTGTAAAAAGTTGGATTACCATATGTTGATACTAGTTCTCTTTGGCTAGTAATTAAATTAATTTTGTTAGCATTGGCTAATGTTGTGCCTGATGCTGTTGCTGTTGATGTACCGCTTGTTTTATCTTGTGCAGTTGCAATCAAGATATACGGAACTGAATTCGTTGGTGCAGGTAAGTATTGACTTTGATCAACTACACTAACCTCTACTCCTGGGGATACTAATGCCATTTTATTGTCCTCTAATTAATAGTAACTAAGTTACCTTTTCCTTCGTTACGAATATTTATTACAATTTGCATTAAATGGTGGTTTTAAAAAGCCTTTATAAAGGTCTGTATATTATAAATAATAGCATGAAACGTCCTATTTGTAGTGCCTGTAACTATAACCCTTGTGCAATTAACTATAAACGCAATGAAAAGACCTATTTTCGTAGTAGATGTTTAAGTTGTATTAATAGAGGGAGAAAGAAAAAACCTCCCACACCTAGATGGTTAAGCAAAGGTTATAATAAAAAAAGAACTTGTGATGTGTGCAGTTTTCAATGTAAACACGGTAGCCAAATTAAAGTTCATCACATAGATGGTAATTTAAATAATGCTGAATTACTTAATTTAAGATCAGTTTGTTTAAATTGCAGTGCCATTCTTCAGAAGCAGGATTCTTCTTGGAAACCTGGAGATATTAGTCCTGATGTATAATATAGTTAGATAGTAAAGATTCTATTTGATCATACAACTCATCCATAGAACTATTATTATCTAATGTATGATCAAACTTAGTACCAATCCAATCATACTCACTTCGATGTATACCTGAGTCTTCTAAACTGCCGCCACCCATAGCAATTTGATACCAGTCTGGTTTTTCAAATCTAGTAACTTCTACACAGACTGCACCTAAGTTTCTTAACATGGCTACTTCATTTTTAAATCTAACATCTGAAATAACAATGTTATCATCTGCTTTTCTAAGTTTATTTTCTAAGCTAGCTATCCACATATCATCGTGAAAATTACTTCTGATAACATCAGTACCAACATATTGTAGGATCCAACGAGGAGTAAGCTGTGGCATATCTAAACGTTTAGCCCACCATTCATCTACTTGTTCTCTCCACTCTCTGCTTGACTTTGAGCGTCCTTCTAACATTTCTCTATCCCAACCAAACATAGCACTTATGCCATCTTTAAGATTACCAGCAAAACTTTCTCTTCTAAAGCCATGATTGTTTACAAGATAGTCTGCTACTGTATCTTTGCCGTTTCCTGCTACGCCGCTGAGTGCTATTATCATTTTAGTTTGTTTATCCCTAAGTGTTTAATACAGTCTTGTAGCATTGTAATTTGTCGTTTGCAATCATCTAGTGCATGATGGCTAGCTGATTTAGGTTGAGGTAAGTCTGGCCAAAGAGCATAAACAGTTCTAGCATCACGCACATGATAAAACTTCCAAGGTAAAGGAATACCATGTTCTTTGAAAGCGTGTTCTAATATATTCATATCAAAGCAAATACCATTGGCCCATATACGATCACTTTGCCATATCAGTTTACCAAGTTCGTCTAAACAGTCGTGTAAATCTCTTCTACCTACTTCTTCAAACACTTCTCGCTGTGCTTCAGGTCCTTGTGTTGCCCACCATTCAATAGTAGTATCATCTGTTTTACGATTAGGCTGACTTTCTGGAGTAACTCTGGCATAGAAGTGGCGGTCAGGCCATCCTGTAGATAAAGGATCAAATACCTGTGCCGCTATTGTCATAACCATAGCGTCAGGTCCAGTGGCGAGTGTTTCTATGTCAATCATTAAGTTCATAATGCGTATTATAGCATTATCAAATTAAATGGTCAACCTATTTACTTTTTGGATTTTTTGGATTTAATTCTTGATATAAATTTAGTTTTAGCAAAAGGCTTACTTGGTTTACGTTTCTGAGCTTTTTTAGGGCCGCCTCGTCTTTTAAATTTATTTAGAGCCTGCATAATCTTTGAGGCTACATTTAGTTTTTTAGTTCTTTTTGATCTACGTGCCTGTCTTACTTTAGTTCTTGCCCGTGTTGTTTTCATAGCCGCACGTTTTTTAGTATCAATTGCCGCACCGCATTGCTGTGGTGAACTAACTATACGTCCAGCACGGGCACCTGTTTCACAACGCCATTTCATTTTAACTTTTCCTGCTCCGCCTGGTCCACCTGCACCACCTCGAGCAAATACCATACCTTCAGTTAAAATTTCGTTAATTTTCATTAACCAATTACCCAACTTAACGGTTCTGAGTGATCAACAAATGTTTGTAAATCAACAATTAGTTTGTCCATTTCTGCTTGTGCTTCTTGTTTAATTGCTGATCCGTTCAATGGGCCGCCACCGCCAGGTCCTGCAATAGTGGCAAATTTTTCTCTTGCTTCACCAATGATCATTTTACCGCCAGCATATGTATAATCTCTAATCCATTGTTTTATTGCTAAATCTTGTAGTAAAATAACTTCTGGTTTAAGATTATATGTCCATAATAATACTTGTTCACCTGAAGCTTTAGGATCACGCATCAGTGTTAATTGTTTAGTTACTGGAGCAAAGTTGTAGTTCATAAAGCCGCCAAACATACGCATGGCTTGTTCAACGTATTGTGTATACATATCAAATGTAGCTAATCCGCCAGCATTTGAATAATTTAGCAGGTAAACATTTAATGTAGCTGAAGAGAAAGGATCAAAACTTGATGAATATGGTCCTGTTGAATCTCCCATTGTACGTCTAAAGATCTGTCTGACTGAATGTACTTCTTGAGGTAGTATGTAAGTATTTTGATTCTCAACTAAACTCAGCAACGAATATGATTCTTCATAGGCATTTTGTGCTCTTGTTCTATATGTGTTAACTGCTCTATCATATGCAGTTTCGTAATGAACTGGGTCAAGTTCAAGATCAACTATGCCTTCGCCTAAACGATTTGCAACATAGTCAAATACTTCTTGTTTTAATATAGTTAAATCTGCCATTGGTTTCTCCGTTACAACTATTTATCGGAGAATAATGATTAGGTCGCTTTAATGATAATTAAGTTTTCGTTGAATCGGCCGTTGACTGCTGTAGATGTTGTTTTTAATTTGTCAAACAGTTTACGACTATCTGGCTTGCCCGACATCCTAAGTTCTTTAAGAACTTCTTGTGGCTTACGCAACGTCTTTTGTGCTGACTTGTTAGTATCAAATCCTAAAATACTTGTACCTTTAACAGTAAACATTTTAGCATACTCATCAGCAACGTAGTATTGTAGTTTACGATTTTTAGTATTGTAAACCCACATCTCACTTGACTTAAGAATTTTAGTAGGTTCTACAGTTTCTAATTTAAACTCTTCAAACTTTCTTAGCAGTTTTAATTTTCTTACCTGCTTCTCTGGTGGTACCGGTTTTTTCTTTCTAACGCCAGTCTTAGCCTTCTTACTTTGATGATATGCGTCTAATTCTGCTATAATCGCCGCACAGTACTTGATCATATTCTTTTGCTGGGTCTTGGTATAACAACTATATCCTTCGCTTAAATCAGCGTCTGTACCTGCTACAGACTCTTGCAATTCGTTTTGTTGCTTTATCCAATGGTCTTTTATGATACTGACGTGTTGAGCAAGTATATTTCTCTCAGCTAAGAACTGTTGTATTTTAGGTTTGTCTCCTGCTTTGATATCACCACTTATATATTCATCCCACACTCCGTCAATATCACCTCCAGCTAAATGAGCTCGCTCAATCATAATTTCTTGTATGTTAGGTCTGTTTGCTTTTGGCTTATCTTTATTCTCTTCATCATCTTTACTCATTGTTCTTGTGTTTTGTTCTACTGCATTTTTTCCAGATGTGTATATATACTCTTTCTCTTTGTCTATTAACTCTAGTCCAGTTTCTTGCATTCTAGCTAACCAGCCTGCTGTTGTAGGTATCCACGTATCTTTTATTGCCATAAACTGTTTAGCTAATTTGTCGTGCTTGTTAGTAACAAGCCATTGTGCTATCCATTTTTTAGCTTGTTTTTTGTCGCAGACATATCCATACCAGTTGTATGCGGCCATCATGTTTAGTCGACGTTCTTCAGGCTTTGGCTGAGTAGTAAATTTTGGTTCATCGCCTTTAGCTTTACGATCTTCAATTCCTAC